CAGGAGCAACAGGTCCTACAGGTGCAGGAGCAACAGGTCCTACAGGAGCACCTGGAAGTGCTGAGAATACAGGAGCAACAGGTCCTACAGGTGCAGGAGTAACAGGTCCTACTGGTCCTGCTAATGTAACAAATATTTTTATGTCAATCACTGGAGGGTCAAGTTCTAGTATACCAGTAAGTGGTGCATCTCCTTCAAAGAAATATTTATTTCAAAGTTATATTATTGGTGGTGGTGGTGGTGGAGGAGGAGTACTAGGTAATGGAAGTAATGGAGAAGAAACTAGATTAACAATAAAATATGATCCGAGTAATGTTGGTTTAGCATCACCTATAGTTGCAAATGGTGGAGGTGGCGGAACATCTGGTGGAACTGGTGGAGGTATTGATTCTAATAGTATTTTTATGATCAAAAATAGTAATGTAGGTAGAGGAGGACATTCAAATGATTATAATCCAACCGGTGGATATTATGGCGGAATGGGTAGTTTTGGCGGTTATAGAGGTATTGATAGAATAGAAGGTTTTGGTGGTGGAACTGGTGGTGGTGGTGGTGGTGGTGGACAAGTTGTATCACTTGTAATTCCAGAATGGATGGGAAGTGAAACATTTGATTATACTATTGGAGGTGGTGGAGAAGGTGGAACAGGTGCTAATCCAAGTGGTTTAGGAAAGCAAGGTAATACGGGAGGAATATTTATTCAATTAATTGAATTACCTAGCAGTAGTGGTGGTCCAAATTAATAAATTAAACGGAAAATTCAGGTGAATAAATTCCAGGTAAACTTTGTCTTGTTCTTCCATAAGCAAAAACAAATGCAAAAACTCTTTTAGTTCCAAGTACAGGTGTATAAGTATATGATAAAATATTATTATCTAAGAATCCTGATTGATGTGTAGAAATGATTTGTCCTCCAGTCATAGGACAAGGACCAATCATTGAAGGACATTCAACTAAAAATACTTGATATTTAGAAGCTCGTAAAACAGAAAACCAAGCAAGAGTAATTGAAGTTAAATTTCCTCCAGAACCACGAGAAGGTAATTGAGTTGATACTGAATAATTAATTTGAGGTGTTGCTGGAATAACATCATCACAATTGCAGAATTCAAATCCTGAATTGAATGAATACATATATTCAAAACTTTGAGGTAAATAATAAGGAAGTTTAAGTTTATTTCTTTCTAGATAAACAAGTTTATCTCTTTTCTGTTTAGTAATATCAGATGAATCTCTTGTAGTATAAGGCTCACTTTGAGAACTCATTTTATACTTATAATAAGTAAAGATGTTTAAAGGAAAACAAATAATATTATTTTTACTATTTTGTTTGATAGCATTTGCAATATCAAACAAACATATTATAATAAAAGAATATCTTGCTAATCCACCACCAACATTAAGTAGTTTAGAAAATGACGTTGAATCAATGAAAACACAAGTAGATAATTTAAGAAAAGAAGTTGCTGATATGAAAAGTCAAGCACAAGCAGGTGCATCTCAAGCTACTTTAGCAAAGGCATCTATATCAGCTATGAAGAATTCTTAGACCACCATGTAATATCAAAATAAGGAGGAGTGGGACCAATACCTTGTTCTGAAGGATCAGGAGAAGGTGTTTTAGTCATTGCTAATTTAATATCAGAAGCACTTAGAACACGAGGATAATATTCAATAGAAGCAACTTTACCATCGAACCCACCACCAATACCAGTATGAACTGTATCATCATTTTGACGAGGAACTTGAACTAATGTACGATAAGTATGAATTAATCCATTAATATAAACTTCTACATTATCTTGATCAATTACAATACCTACATGTAACCATTTCTTTGCAGGAATATTAGAAATAGGAATAATTTCAGTAGCACCAAAAGTATCAATTTTAACTAATAAAGAATTAGTATTACCATCAATTACTAAAGCGGGACACATAGAAGATAAATCAGTAGGTCCTTTAGTAAATATAACTCTTTGTTCACCATATCTATAAGCAAAATCATCTATTTTTACCCAACAAGTAAATGATAATGATAATCCTTCTTTTTGATTAAATGATTTAGGTAAAGAAGTTTTACTAGTAAATGTTTTTCGTCCATCTTCAATATGAGGTTGAATATTAACAGAATTCATAGGTAAATTTTTAACAACATAATAAATAATTGCTATAACAACTAATGTAACTAAAACAATACCAGATATACTTGAACCAGAAGATTGTTCCATTATTATTAACTAAATAAATATTAAAAATGGATTTCAACAGTGTAAATATTAATAATATTATGGAGACATTTGAAATTCTTGCACTTGAACAACATGAATTGTATGATGGAGAAATTACAGATAGTAATAATGTTTTAGAAGAATTTGTAAAATTTTACAAGCGTTATTTTATCAATTATGAATTACCACGAGAATCTATATTATTTAATAGTAGTATAATGTTTATTTCTTATACTGATAAAAGTGGAGGTGATAAACCTCTTATGTTAATGCTTGTAGGTAAATTAAATGAAACTTTAATAGAAAAAATTAAATCAGAAATTGAAAAATTATATAATTAAAAAGCATATTCTTGAACTTCTTTACCTAAAGCATCATAAACACCAAATTTAACTGAATATCCTGTAGCGGAAGAAGTATTTTCTGTTCCAGAATCATTTTTACATGAAGTTCCATTATTAAAGAAAGACATAGCATCACCAGGAGTTAACATTCTTGAGAAATGATAGAAATTACATATTTTTCCTGAAAATCCACCATCTGAAGTTAAATTAATATCACCAGTAGCAGGTTTAGGAACACCTGACAAAAAGCATGATTTAACTAAATTACCATTAATATAAACATCTAAATTACGTCCGAATATACTTATAGAAACAGAGAACCAAGATTGAAGAGGAATATCAGGAACATCACATACAAAGACATCATCAGTAGATGCTGAATTTCCGGCAGGAGCAGGTTCAGTTTTAGATGAACCACCTTCAGTTGAAGGGAATACAGAAACGCTAATTTGCATAGAATTATCAGTAGGATGTAATGAAATATAAGGATTTTGAATAGAAAGATTTGTAGGATCAGTACGTTTTACAATACTTTTTTGTTTTCCATAACCATAATTCCAATCTTTTACGAACATCCACCATTGCATAGAATAAGCACCATCTTGTTGTGATGATAAAGGAGCTTTATTTCCTTGTATAGATGAACTTGTTTGTGCAGTTCTACCGTTAGGTAAGAAATCACCTGATGATGATGTATCCATAAAATAACTAGAAAATCTTGATAATAGAGTTGGATTTGTTGGTGGAAGAGCACTTCCTAATGGAGTAGGTGATACTGGACCTGGAGATGATGGAGGAGCAGGAGGTGGGGTAGGTGGAGGAGGAGGAGTGGGTTGAGAAAATATTTTTCCATTAGTTAATACTTTAGTCCAATTATCAGGTGTAGCAAAATCCCATATAAGAATAGCTGCAAAAATAGTAGATATAACTCCAATAAGTATACTTAGTATTCTAAAAGTATTACTGGAAGATGTTGCACTAGAAATTTGTGTATTTGCTGTTTTTATTGCATTAGCAGATGCACTTGCTAGTTGACTAACATAATCACCTGTGAATGTTGCTTTAGACATATCTAACCCAGGTGCTGATATTGTTGATGGTGGTTTCGAAGATCCTATTCCCATTTGTTAAAAAGCAGGAAGTAAAAAACGGACAACTTTAACAGAATGCTGTCGAATAAAACAATGTATTGTAACAATTGTGGCGAAGGCGGGCATGTATTTAGATCTTGTAAACAACCTATTATATCATATGGTATTCTTCTTTTACGAGGACAATTTGAACCTTTAAATTTGCCCGCTGATCCTAATAAATTAGGTGTAATTATGGTTAAGCGTAAAGATAGTATGACTTATATGGAATTTATTCGAGGGAAATATGAACCTTTGAACTTGAATTATGTAAATAAACTTATAAGAAATATGACTAAACAAGAACAAGAATTAATTTCAAATGAGACATTTGATAATTTATGGACAAAATTATGGGGTATAGGACGAGATACTAAATCATTAGAATATGAAGATTCGCTTAATAAATATAATTCACTTGATAGAAAAAAATTAGTTAATGAAAATAAAACATTATTTGTAGATCCTGAATGGGGATTTCCAAAAGGACGAAGATCAAAAGGTGAAACTGATCTTGAATGTGCGGTTCGAGAATTTTATGAAGAAACAAATATTCCTGAAAGTTCATATGAAGTTGTAAAAGACTTTTCTTTAACAGAAACTTTTATAGCAACAAATGAAGTTACTTATAGACATACGTATTTTATAGCTTTATTAAAAAGTTCTAAACAATTTGACTTATCTAATAGATTAACTTCTATGCAACGCAGGGAGGTATCTGCTGTTGAATGGAAGACGTTAAAAGATTGTAAGAATATTACTCGTCCTCATTACGAAGAGCGTAAAAAACTTATCGAAAGGTTAGAAAAAGAAGTAAAAATTTATAGACCAAAACTATAATGGATTGGCTAAGTTTTGGAAAATCAGCAGCAGCAGTAGGTGGTATAATGTTATTTGCTGGTGTTGGTATAACTTATTTTTCTTCTGGATTTTTATGTAATAAATGGACTAATTTTGAATGGCCATTTATTTCAGGATTAATATTATCAGCAATTTCTATATTAGTTTATGGAATTAGTAGATATTTTGAATTTGTAAGAAATCCTGTAATAGAATATTTTAAATTTTATTTACCTGATGTAGCAAATGTTTTTGGATTATGGTGGATAGTATTTTTCTTAGCAATTATGCCTGCAACTGTATATATAATAATGTTTGCGGAAAAGAAAGTATGTAATCCCGACCTAAATGAAATGACTGAATTTAAGAAGAAATTAATTGCAGAATTACATGCAAAAGAATTAGATAAGGAAAAGAAGTTATAAATTATATCCTAATGCATGTGAAACTCCAAGATAAGAAACAACAGCAAAAGCAAACATCCACCACCAAATAGGAAATATAGTAGATTCTTTATTAGCAACACCGAAAGGTCGAACTCGACCTTTTTCTCCAAATGCAACAGAAGGTTTTATATATAAGAATCCTGCTACTAAAAAGAGGTAAAATGCTATCATCCATAATTTAGGGTTTTTGCGCAATACTTCTTCCATTATCAATTCCTCGCCAAAAATAATGGAGCAACTAGAACCAAAATTATACGTACTTCCAAATCGTAAAGCTTTTTCAGATTCTATTACCAGAATCTTTATCAAATCTAATTATCGTGAAACCGACAAAGACCCTTTGGATGTCCAAGAAGATCTTTGTAGAAAAAGAGGTGGTCCTTCAAATACGAAAGAATTATTTTCTTACCAAAAACTCGTAAGAGATTATTTATTAATTGAAACTCCTTATCGTGGTTTATTATTATATCATGGTTTAGGTTCAGGTAAAACTTGTTCTTCTATTGCGGTAGCGGAATCATTAATGACTAATAAAAAAGTATTTATATTATTACCTGCATCATTACAAGAAAATTATAGAGGAGAAATTCGTAAATGTGGAGATCCTATATATGCATTTGAACAGCATTGGGAAGTAAGACCTTTGAGAAATGAAGGTGATAGAGAAGATGCTAAAAAAATGGGAATTACACAAGGATTTTTAGATTCTCATGGGAAATTTTATGTAACTATACCTGATCGTGCACCTAATTTTAAATCTTTGTCTGGTGAACTTCAAAAAGGTATTAGACAACAAATTGATGATATATTAGATTCAAGATTTACATTTATAAATTACAATGGTTTATCATCAACAAATGTAGATAAAATATTACCTCCTGATCAACCACATATGTTTGATGATTCAGTTGTAATTATTGATGAGGCACATAATTTAATTGGAAGTGTTGTATCACAACGTCTCATAAAAATGAAATTATATGAAATGATTTATAAAGCAAAAAATACTAAGATAGTATGTTTATCAGGAACACCTGTTATTAATAGACCTAATGAAATTGCTTTTTTAATGAATCTATTAAGAGGACCTATAACAAGAATAAGTATACCTACAAAATCTGCAATGACATGGGATGAATCATTAATGACTGCTTATTTTAGATCTTTAAAAGATGTTGATACAATAGAATATAATTCAGTAAAAAGAACATTTTTATTAACAAGAAATCCTCCTTATTTTGAAAGTACTTATAATGATAAAGGTGATAGATTAGCAGTAAGATTTAATAAAGAATTTGTTCAAGAACCTGATTTAAAAGTTTGGGTTTCTACTTGGAAATCTAAATTTGAAGAAAAGTTTCCAGGAGTGGAATTAGCTGAACCTGAAAAAATGATGGTTGAAGATTTAGAATGTTTACCTACAGATTTTGAGGATTTTATGAATACATTTGTTGATGGTTTATCTGTTAAAAATCCCTTGATGTTTGGAAGAAGAATTCAAGGATTAGTATCATATTTTAAAGGAGCAGATGATAGATTATTACCTAAACGATTAGATGAAGATTCTACTCTTGTAAAAATTCCTATGACTGATGAACAATTTTTAAGATATTTGGAATCGAGATGGGAAGAAATACAAAGAGAAGCAAAACAAAAAAGAATGAAATCAGATTTAGATTCAGATTTCGGATCATTTCGTATGACTTCTCGTATGGTATGTAATTATGCTATTCCACCTGAACTTAAATTTAAATTAGATCCTGAAGAAACTGAAGAAACTTTAAATTCTAAACCTGAAAAAGAAGATAAATCTAATATCTTAGAAATTATGAAAAAGTCTCCTGAAAAATATCTTGTAGAAGAAGTCTTAGATAAATTCTCACCTAAAATGGCTCGTATGCTCAAAGATATTAAAACAAATGTTGCAGGATATAGAAATCAATTTATTTATTCACAATATAAAACTTTGGAAGGATTAGGTATTTTTGGAGCAGTTTTAGAAGCTAATGGATTTCAACATTATAAATTAGTTAAAAAAGCAGGTGAATGGATAGAAGATCCTTCAATGGAAGAAGGTAAACCTTCATTTGCTATGTATATTGGTGGAAATGAAGAAGAACGTGAATTATACAGACAAATATTTAATCAAGATTATTCTGATACATTTCCTGAATCTTTAAAAGCAGAAGTTAAATCTAAACCTCATAAATTATGTGTTTTTATGGCATCTTCTGCTGGTGCTGAAGGTATTACTCTTGCTGATGTTCGTAATGTTTATATTATGGAAGCATATTGGAATCCTGCACGTATAGATCAAGTTATTGGTCGTGCTATTCGTATTTGTTCACATGCTAAATTAGAAATACCTGAACGTACAGTTAAAGTACAATTATATCTGTCAACATTTACAGAAAAACAATTAACATCAACAGAAGGTCCTAATATAGTATCTATTCGTAGAAATGATATGTCCCTTAAACGTTATGAAGGTGGTGAACCTGTTCAAGCCTTTATGTCTTCTGATGAATACCTTTACGAAGTCTCATATCGTAAATCTAGAATTATTAAAAATATATCTCTTATCCTAAAACAATCAGCAATAGATTGTGAAATACACAGGAAACTACATTCTAAGGAACAACCTGTGATACAATGTATGCGCTTTGATACAACCTCCAAATCGGAGGACTTAGCGTTTAAACCATTTTTTAAAGCAGATGAGAAAGATACTCTTTATTTAAGAAATGTTCAACGTAAATCACGTAGATTACAAAAAATAAGAATTAAAGGAATAATGTTTATTCTTGACCCTGATACATTAGAATTATTTGATTTTATGGCATTTGAAGATACTCGTAGATTATTAAGAATTGGAATACAAACATCAAAAGAAGAACTTAAATTTTTTACCTCTGTAGTATCATAAATGTCTAATATGCAAGCAGGAACAAGAGGGTTGTCATCAGGCGACCTTACAAGATTAAAAAGATTAAGAGGCAATGGAAATGATTTTGATAAAAATAAACTTAATATTTTAGCAACAAATAAAGATATACATCCTAGACCTGTTTCTCAACTATCTTATCCTCCAAATTTTCATTTACCTAGACATATGGGTTCATCAAAAATTCGTAGAACAGCATCGGGATGGACTGGTTATAAAGCGTTTTTAACAGCAGATCAAGTAACACAAGAACAATTGCAGAATGGTAGTACACGATTGACTGCTACTAAATTATGTGATTGTAGTTCTACGTATAATTTAACAAAACCTTATATTAATCCTAAGAAACAAGGTTTATGTCCTTTTTGCTTAAAATAAGACTTTCATTATCTTAACTAATAAATAACAAGAATGACAGGAGGATTATTGCAATTAGTTGGTAAAGGGGCACAAGATCATCTTGTGATAGGAAATCCATCCTTTACTCACTTTCGTAACATGTATAAACGTCATACAGATTTCGCTATGGAACATTTTAGATTAGTATGGAAAACAACAAATTTATCTATTCCTGCTAATGGTAATTTAACTTTGAGAACAAAAGTTGAAAGATTTGCACAACTAATAAATGATTGTTATTTAAGTGTAGATTTACCTCCAATATTTTCAGGTCTTTATCCTGGAACTTATAAACCTTATGAATTCCAATGGGTACCAAATATTGGATATAATATGATTAATCATGTTTCAGTATTAATTAATGGACAAGAAATAGTAAGGCATACAGGTGAATGGATGAAATTATATGCTGCATTAACTTTTAATGGAACTAAAAAAGAAGTTTTAAATAATCTTGTTGGAAATTTACCTGAATTATATGATCCTTCAAATGCATATGGAAGAAATAATTCATACCCACATTCAATTTCAACATCTCAAGGATTGGCCGAATCATCTATTCAAGGAAAAACTTTAACTATTCCATTACATTTTTGGTTTTGCGAAAATGTCGGTGCTGCATTACCACTAATTGCTCTTCAACACTCAGAAGTTGAAATAGTAGTTGAATTCACAAATATGTATAATATGTTTACAGTATTAGATCAAGAAGGAAATCGTATAGCTCCTACACCTGACATGTATCCAATGAATTTATTTTTAAGTCCTCCATTATTAGATAAAACTCCATCAAATCCTTCTTTAGTATTATGGTCAACGAATTCATTTATTGAAGCAAATTATATATTCTTAACTGATACTGAAATGGCTCATATTGCTAAAACAGATCATTCATTCTTAATTACACAAATAAATATGGTTTTACGAGAAGGTCAATATGGTCCATCGAATGATATGGAATTACATTTAAGAAATTTATGTACAAGAGTAGTTTGGGTAGCACAAAGATCTGATAGAGCAGCTTTGAATGATGTAGATAATTATACAAATTGGGAAAATTCTAAAATAAGACCTATAAAAGGAGGGACACCTTATTCTTCTGGATTAGAATTACCTGCAAATGTATCACAACGTGATATTCTTTTAGAATCAAATATAGTTATTGATGGTAAGGATAGATTTACTGCAAAACAAACTGAATTCTTTTCAAATATTCAAAATTATCGTCATCATGAAGGAACAACAATAATAGATTTTCCAGGTCTTTATAGTTATTCATTTGCATTAGATCATTCAACAAATCAACCATCAGGACATATTAATGGATCAATGTTTAATAAAACTATTTTGAGAAATACATATGTTCAACCTCCATTAGCATTAACACAAAGTAATAATACACCAACATCATATTGTATTTTAAAATCGACTGCAAGTAATCCTCGTCCTACAAGAGTAAATCCGAGAGCTGTAGATGAGAATGGAAGATTGTTATATTCACCAAATGATATAGTAAGGATTATTTCAAAGACTGATGCAAATACATTAGCTTATACATATACAGTTCGTGCATATACAGAATCATATAATTATCTACGAGTTATTGGAGGCGTCGCAAATGTCGTGTTTTCTTCATAATAAGAGATGAGTACAGGAATTAATATAAAATCAGCTTCATATGGAATAGGATCAACCAATGTAGATGTTACATCACAAGTGACATCTAAAATATTAGAAGGATCGCTTAATTTACCAGTTACACCATCAGCATTAGGAGTAGATGATCCTGCTCCAGGTCAATTAAAGACATTAACAATACAATATTCTGTTAATGGTGGAAATATAAATTCAATTGTAGAAAAAGATGGAGGAACAATAGTAATTTCAGCACCATCTGAAAGAAATGCATCAGGATTACAAATTACTAAAGCAGAATATGGTTATCCTGGAAATTATCAAGATGTTACAGATGCATTACAAAATTATTTAAAATCTGATGGTTCAATAGATCTTAAAGTTGGATTTAAAGAAGTTGGATTACCTGACCCAAACCCTGCAAAGCGTAAGAATCTTAATGTGGAATATACTTTGAATGGAAGTAAAAATACAAAAAAGCTTAATGATGGAGAAACATGGAAAATGAGTGCACCAGCTAATGTTAATAATAAAAAAACAAAAGCAATTGATTTTGTTACATCAATTACAGGTTCACTTATATCAGGAGTTTTTAGATTTGTAGGTTTGTATATATTCTTTTTATCAATGTATACTGTAGTTGAATATGGTGTTTCATTTAATTCAAGATTTGGTAAAAATATATCTGAAACATTGTGGTATGCTATAGGATTAATTCCATTTAGTTCATTATGGTTAATTCCAATTATAAATTTCTTTTTAATTTTATTTAATGGAGGGAGTATATATGCTTCTACAGGTTAATATTTAGACCTAATAAGCTATAAAAAAATAAATGAGTGAATATTGGCGTCGATTATTTGATATGGCATACTTACGCAAAAATATAGTTGAAGAATTAGTAGTATCTTCTAATTCTACTAAAGAAGAAGATACTATGGATTACACATGGAAAGAATATAGTAGGAAATATAAACAAACTTTAATAGTTCCAGAACTAAAAAAATTAGTTGTCCCCCAATATCTTTTTTTTTGTTTAGGTTGTAATTCTTTTTTTAGGGAAGTTTTTCCTAATTGTTCTATTGAGTTTATTTGAGGACAAGCCCCTTGAACTTCCCAACACCAGCAAACCCAACGGCAACATCACGACCATCCTTCTCCTCATAAATGGTATTAGACTTCATACCAACTGCATAAGTCTTGCCAGAAAAGACGACTTCCACAAGCTCCTCATCCTCCTGTACTTCAGGCTCGGTCTTCTCGAGAGTAGCGTTGAACTCCTCCTCAGAAGGGCACTTTCCACACTTGCACTCGGGAAGACTAGCACCGCCACCACCCCAGCTTCCACGCGTCTTTACCTCATCAAATAGTTTAGAAAGAGGGCACGTGGTAGGCGGAAACGGATTAGCGCTTAGAGACTTCTCCAGCTTGACAAAACTGCGCATGTGATCTGCAATGCCATTCTCCTTAAACTCCTCATCGGTCAAGTCCTCAATGTAAACATTTTGGAACTTCTTCTTGAGTTCATCAGTGATTTGCATACCTTCCATCTCAAGAGCCTTTGCAAGCTGCCCAGAAATCACCGGAGACATCTTCTTGATACGCTTCTCCTTCTTGGGGGGAGGATCCTCCTTCTTCTTAGGAGCAGGCTTCTCCTTTTCCTCCTTCTTGGGGGGAGGATCCTCCTTCTTCTTCACAGGAGCGGATGCCTTAAGCATCTTCTCCAACTTGGCCTTCTCTTTTGCAATCTTTGACTCATGAGCTGCTTTGTCCTTGAAATCACCCTTCTCAAGCTTCTTCTCCCAAAGTTCGATGTTGTGACGAATCTTCTTTACAGCCTCGTCCTCCTCAGGAGCCTTATCCTTAACCTCCTCCTTTGCCTGACCACCCTTCTTGGGTTTAGGAGTAAGAGAAGCGAAGAAAGTGTATAACTCCTCAGTCTGCTCTGCAACAACCTCCATTGCCTCATCAGGGTCAAACCCAAACTCCTCACCGAGTGCCTCAACAATTGCATATAGCTTCTTCTCAACCATTTGCGTTGTTCTCTTTATGCGCCGTACTAGTTAAGGTTTTTGCAATCAAATAATCCGTTTTTAATCAAAGTATAACATCATATCAGAATACCATTTATGAGGATCATATTTTTCATATGAAATTAATTTTTTAGTATATTCGTCCATATCTTCTTGAGATTTATTTGTAAGCATTTGTAGAGCATACATAACAGTTTCAATTTCACCAATTAGATAATCCATGATTTTTCTTGGAGGAGAATCAAGAGGATACATACCAGTTTGATATAAATGGCATAATCCCATAGTACTTCTTCGGTAATTTACATGATGAGTTCTAATAATATTTTTATAATATTTTAGAAATACTTCTAGAATTAAAGGATTGTATTCTTTAGTTTTAGTGATAAGATTAATAATTTGTATATGTTTATAAGTCCATAAATTAAAGATATTACCATCTTCAGCATAATATTTAGGATATTCTGATAATTTAGTCATACAATTACAATCTTGTCCATATGTAAGATCCCAAATAACATTTTTACGAATATCTTCAATTTTTTCATAATTTTCTTTGACAAATTTACGAAATGATTGAACAAGTTCACGACCAGAAAATTCTTGAACTATTAGTTTATTATTTGTTTTAAAAGTTCGAAGAGAAAAGTGTGAACAAATTTCATATCGTTCTTCTTCTGTAATATTTATAGGAACAATAATAAATTCTATATTTTTATTCTTCCAAATATCAAAATTATTATTTTTCATAAATGGTTTTAATTCCATATATTTCAAATATTTATAAACAAACATACAAGAATTACATTCAAAACCATTATCAAAATGAATAATTCTTATAGATTTCCCAGATTGTTTTCTGAGAAATAAAGGAATTAATTGATTTTTATCATCATTAAACTCTTCAAGTTCTTGAACTTGATAAGGAAATGCTCCAATACCAATATAAGTAATTTCAGCATCATTTTTAATACTATAAACAAGTTGACTGATAATATCAAGCATTTTTAAATGCAAAAAAAACGCAAATGCTTAATTCGTTTTTAAACAAAAAAGGTTAACATTACGACTCTATAAATATTATATTTACGCCCGCTTATTCCAGCCACTCAAGGCAGCAAAGCGATTAGGTTGAGGTACAATACCACCCATGCTCGCAAATGCGTTCGGGCGAGTAACTGAAACAACTTCACCAGTCCTCCAAGAAGAGAAAGCGTTAGCAACTTCAGAGTCACGAACTTTCCGCACCTCTTCCTTCACGAGTTGGATTTTCTCCGCATCACGCAGTAGGCGTTCCGCGTGGATCTCAATCTCTACATCATACTCTTCCTTAGAGGTAGAGCAGTAGTAGTCCAATACACCAGAATCACGCGCCTTGATGTTCATCTCATGCATCCGCAACTCAAATGCCTCCCAAGATTTCTGCTCCCTCAAAAGTTCCTCTTCAGAAACTTCGGGTTCCTCGGAAATGGGCCATGGTCCCGCTTGGAAGATCCGAGTCCCGCGCTCAGGCAAACAAAGGTCATAAATGATCTCTGCCTCTACCGTTTTCTCAAGGCTGCTGTAAAGCAGCGCGCGAGAGTTCGTGCACATATCCTCCGTGTCAAACAGGCCAGGCATCCGCATCTCCAAACCAAGAGGTCCGAAAACATCCCACAACTTCCCCTCATCAGCGATGATCATAGGAGCAATGTTCAGCAACCCTACCGGATTCCTGTGGTCATAGGGACACCCTCCCTCCTCAGGAGTTTTAGTGTTGTCCTTATCATTTGCGTGATTCCGGCAACGCGCACCGAAGGAACACTTTTCGTGGCGAAACACACAGTTCTTCCACTTGCAGGTATTCCCATCCCTGCACCAACGCGAAGGTTTTTTCACCTCCACACGAGAAACCTCTTGAGTTACCCCAACAGTCTCCCACCCCTCCTCATCGTCAGCAAAACGCTCATGCATCTGCTTCTCAGTGACCTCCTCAAGGTCATACTCCGTCTCCCACACAAAGTGGGCACACCCGCTCATTCCGTTAAAACAAAGTTGGTTCGTGATGTAGAAAGTTCATTCCGCACAAGCCTCATCAGTCTGTGTGCAGGGGAACCGTGTAGTTGGGCCGTTTTAGGTACCCACCGCTCACGGCCAAGCTGAATCGTTAGTCAACTAAGACTATACCCATTTTTATTAGGGAAATAGACGATTACAATACTATTGTTATCAAAGACACATATACCTAGTCCGATGAACCAGGCCCTACTAGTATGATACTAGGGGCTTACCAACTCTTTTGAAGCTAATAAGTATGTGTAATGACCACCTTTGTTCGTAGTGTTATGATTGTGACTGAACAACTACTCATTTCTTGCGATCCAAAGGATTTCAATACTTCCTTCCTTGTAACCAAAAAATCCGTTTTCCACGGTTTAGAGTTTTTAGATCTGTTTACATGATAGAAAGAAGACTTCCTGGTTCAGGCATAGGTTCTACATGAATTTTATAATGTTCTTCAATATATTTCATTTCTCGTGATTCACGTTCAGAAATAATATTTACAGCTACACCTTTCCTTCCAAAACGTCCAACACGTCCAACTCGATGTAGATATTCTTCTACACCACGTTCACCACGAGGTAAATCAAAATTAATTACAAGAGATAAACCTTGGACATCAACACCACGACTTAAAATTCCACTTGCAATAAGAACACGAGTAGAACCTCCTTTAAAAGAAGCAACTGCTCTAGAACGTTCATCAGGAGTTAGATCAGAATGAATTACATCAACTGCAAAATTTTGTTCTCGCATATATGATGCAAGTTGTTCTACGCGTTGACATGTATTACAGAAAATAACACATTGAGCTACTGAAAGTACTCCATAAATATCAAGAAGACAATCAGATTTTTCACGTTCATCTTTTACATCAACACGAAATTGTTTAATTCCTTCTAATGAAAGTTTTTCAACAGAAACAAGAATTTTAATAGGATTTTGCATAAATCTCTTTGTAAGTTCAAGAGCATCGACTGGCATAGTAGCAGAATATAAGGCTACTTGAGCAGTAGGTGGTAGTCCTGTTCCAAAGATTTCTACAAGTTGTTCTTTAAATCCTAAAGAAAGCATTTGATCTGCTTCATCAACAATTAGCATTCGTAAAGTATCCATTCGTAAAGCACCTCGAGTAATCATATCATATACACGTCCAGGAGTTCCAACTGCTACATGTACACCAGAACGAAGAACACGAATATCTTCTTGTAGATGATTTCCTTTAAGGAGAGCATGGACTTTCACACCCATATATTCGCCTAAAGATTTGATAACAGCAAAACTTTGTTGTGCTAGTTCTCGAGTAGGTGCAAGAACAAGTGCTTGAGTATAAGAATCAGCAGTCATATCAATTCGAGAAAGAAGTGAGATTGCGAAAGTTCCTGTTTTTCCAGTACCTGATTGTGCTTGAACAATAATATCACGTCCACTTGAAGCAGGAACAATTGCCTTTCGTTGAACAGCTGAAGGTTTTTCAAACCCATAACCATAAATTCCACGTAAAAGACCTTCTGAAAGTCCCATATCATCAAATGATTCGTATTCACGAATCTGTTCTTCCTCCCCCCCGATGTTTTCAATAGTTGGTTCACTTGCCATTTACTTACCTTATAAGTTTTATATGTAAACAAATTTTATCCGTTTTGAATATGCGTTTTATGTTAATAAATATCTATATATGTTTTTAACAAATGTCTGAAACTGAATTTGCAAAATCAAGATTACGCGACCATCTATCTAATTTAATTATTTCTCCTATTTCTGAAGGGTTCTGGAGTATTTATAATTCAGCAAAAGAATTATGTGAAAAAAATAATCAATCTACAGAAATCTTAAGAACATTTCAAAATATGTTAACTCGTATTCCTTCATGGACAAATGATACACTTGGAACAGAAGTTGAAAGAATTCAAAAAGTTTCTAAATGTACTTATTTAGATGATCTAATTATGGGTGTATTTATTTCTTATATGAAATCATTTGCTTCATTACATTATTCAGAAAATTCTGAAATTACAGTAGATTTTGATAGACCTACATTAGGAGAATTTATTCATGAACTTTATAAACAATCAGCACGTAAATTATGGCAAGTAGCTTATTTATTTAGAACTAATAATATATCATCAGAACAACAAGCAAGAAATCGCCAAGATATTGAAAAAGTTATTTCTGAATGTATGGAACAAGTTATAACATCTTTCTTACCGTGGGAATCAATAACTAAAAAATATTTTTCTCAATCTGCTCCTCCACCATCAGTAGTAGAACAACCTATGTCCCTTCCTGAACCTCCTAAAAATGTAACATTTGATTCAGAAGATGAAGAAGATTCTATAGCAGAATCGGAAGATGAATTAAAACCAAATTTAGTTATGAGTGACGAGGTCGCATCAATTGAAATTAAAGAATTTGAGGTTTCTAAAAAAGAAGAAGAAGCTCCTAAAGAAGAAGAAGATGCAATGGAAGAATTATCAAAAAAAGCAAGTGAGACGCTCGTTCTAAATTTATAAAGATTTGCCGTATTTTTCAACAAATGATGATTGTAGTAGCTTCAGTTGCAGTTGCAATCGTATGTTTTATTTTATATGCTCTTGACCGTAAATCTAAAGTTGAACCTATAGATTGGTCACAAGCAAGTAAGTTATCTGTATTTGGTGGACTTATAACAGCAGGAGTAGTATTTGCTACTTCTGGCGATAATATACCTGATCTAACAAAACCTTTACAAACTCTTGCTTCTGAAACACAAGATATGTTTGTAGGTGTTCCTACATTTTAATCTTCCTCTTCATTTCTAAGTTGAATTTCTTTGTTGATCATAATACCAAAATGTCGTTTAGTTTCATTTTCTTCTTTAAGACCTAATCCCTTAGTTTTTTTTCTAGAGCCAATTTTACCAGATGTTGGAATTGGATTTTGACTACCATTATCACAAAATTGTCGACCACATGAACAAAACCAACCTCTTCGTCTTGGCTTTTTACCATATTTCATATCATTAGGATGTTTACGAGATGAATAAATTTTTGATTGTGGTTCATCCATTACAAAAATAAATATAATTATTTATGTATTCGTTTTTAAATCTTCAAAGAATCGTTGATAAATATCATGATTCTTTGTGAAAAATAAATTTATTATTCAATTAAACATACTTTTTTATCAACAGGAATTTCTGTTATACTAAATAATTGTTTAAATTCCATAATTTCTTTACGAGGAATAGCATTATTACATAAACGAGCAATAGCTTTATAAAGATGGAAACCATGAAATCTATCATGAGTAGGTTCTTTTTTACCGAACAAGACAGAAGAACCATCATCTAAAGTTAACCATTTCATAAATAATTTAAATAATAAAGAATTGTTTTCTTGGTAAGGTCCTTCAGGAAATAAATCCCAGAATAAAGATGTAGTTAATCTAACTAAATCAAATGAAAAATTAGGTTTTACTAAAGGAAATTTAGAATTATAAAAAGGTTCACAATTATATTGTCCACCCGCTTCTTCATCTATACAAAATTGATCACTCATAAAAAATTTAGATTCTTTTAATCCTATTAATTTTAATGAAAAACTACTTCTTTCGAAATCTATAATTTTAATTAAATATCCATAAGTAGGAATTTTAAAGAATGTTCCTCCACAATTATAATAGAAAAATTCTTCGGTAGTTTCAATATACATAACATTATTGGCATGTAAGTCATTATGAACAAATGAAAATTTACTTTGTGCAAATGCTAAAGCAAGAATAATTTGAGCAAACCATGCTTCATGTTTATAACTTTCAGTATTTAAAGTAATTAATTCAAATAAAGTTCCTTTACATTTTTCCATTAAAGTAATTTGAACTGGAACATTAGAAAATGATGCCCATACAAATCCTTCATTATTTTCATTATCTTCATCATATTCAAAATCTTCTTCTTCAGACATAATAGAAGAATCACATGATTTTATTGCAAAAATATATGAAGTTGAAACAGATGAAGAATCAGATTCTGAATCATCTTTAATTGTATCATTAAATAATGGACTCATATTAGCAATTTCTGAATTAGATTGAATACCATCAAGTTCACTAAAATCCATAGAAATAGATTCACCTAATTGAATACTTGGACGCATACTTCTTGTATGTTTAAATTCACTAGCATTTTCAATATTTTCATTTAATTTTAGAGTAAATGTATTACCCATATTATTAGAAAACCATGATCTATCACATAAATCTTCATAATCATCAGAAATATCAATAGTATGTAATTTTCTTAATCCAGTAAAAATTCCATAAATTTCAGGAAAATGATGAGAACCTGAAGCTGCCAATGAAGCAGCAATTAATGAACCTATATATGCTGCATTATTATAATTTTGAATTTTATTATGTGCTGAAGTAGATTGTTCAATTGAAGAAGGCAAAGATAAATTTGTTCCATAACTACCTTCCATTAATTTAAATGGATTAAGAATCATAGACATTTTTTTATGAATATTAATATTTTTACCTCCTATAGTAGAAATAGTATTTTCAGAAACTATATTTGTAATTTCTGATGGAAATTTAAGACCATATTCTGAGAAATTTTCTAGTAAAGAAGTTTTAAATAATTTTTCAATAGGAGGAAAAAAAGGTTGGATAGATGTAGTATTCCATAAAGATTCAGCAGAAGATTGAATACATTTTAAATTTGTATATTTATGAACGTTTAAAAAAATAGATCCTTGTTTTTTCTTGGACATTCTTATTAAAATAAGTTAATTCAAATATCTAAATATTCACGCACTAATAATAAGATGAACTTTCAAATCAAAAAGTTTAATATTGAAACTTTGAGAGATAGATGTGAGATGGATTCAAGAAAGTCTCCAATGATAGTTATTATTGGTAAAAAAGATACAGGAAAATCTTTCTTAGTTCGTGATATTTTATGTAATACTCAATCTGCATTTCCTATTGGAACTGTTATATCAGGAACTGAGGTTGCAAATGAATTTTTTCAACATATGGTTCCATCAAAATTAATTCATGATAAATATGAACCTGGAATAGTTACAGGAGTAATAAAAAGACAATTAGGTGCTAAAACGGCACGTAATGGTGATAAAAATAGAGGTGGTGGTAATTCAAATATAGATACAAGAGCATTCTTAATTTTAGATGATTGTTTATATGATGCATCATGGATTAAAGAAGAATCTACTCGATATGTTTTTATGAACGGTCGTCATATAGATTTAATGACAATTATTACTATGCAATACCCTCTAGGCATCACACCTAATTTAAGAACAAACGTTGACTTTGTATTTATTTTGCGTGAAACAATTTTAGGTAATAGAAGACGTATATATGAAAATTATGCAGGAATGTTTCCTACATTTGAAATGTTTTGTCAATTTATGGATCAATGTACTGAAAATTTCGAATGTCTTGTCATATGTAATGGTGTTCAATCAAATAAATTAGAAGATCAGGTCTTTTGGTATAAAGCATCTGATCATCCATCGTTTAGAATGTGTAGTGATTCTTTATGGATTGATAATAAACCATTTTCATCATCAATGTTATCACAAGATGAATATAATCCTGGAGCAATGCAAAAGAAATCTTCAAATCCATGGATTCATGTTCAACAAGAAGGTAAACCATCAAGAAGATAAATTCATCTTCTATTAGTTTTACGTCTATATTTTTTACTATGTTTTTTAGTTTTTCTACGTCTACCCATTCCCATTTGTCCAAA